AAACAGAAATATCAACAACATTAAATCACTTGTAGTTTAAATGCACTACGGGTTAGTAATAACAAAAACATGCTATCAAATTACTCAAAATGATTTTGAAAAAGAAACTATATCAAAAGTTTTTGATGATAGCAAACCAATAAGCGAGATTTTTGATTGGTTAAAAGGGAAACCACGAGTAGGAGATATTATTATTCATATAATAGAAGAGTGAGATGAAAGAGCTACCAAATACAGCAGCAGAATTGTTGTGTAAATATCTACCGAGTGATAGAATCGTTGAATATACATTAGATGTAGATAATTTTATGAAAGATTGTTTCCAAGAAGCACTCGAAAACTTTGCAAAAGAAGTTTGGAATAAGGCTTGCGAAAGACAAAGAATAGAATGTTCAAAAGAATGGCGAGATGCAGGTTACTCTTATGAAGGTCAATTTGTTTCAAATGCTAAAACACCCGATTTTGAGTTATGAAAAATCAATTACAACTTTGCTCTCTCGAGCAAGCCGAATCCGCTTTATTGGATGAACTTTTAATCATTGAATTATGACTATAATACTTATTTTATCTATTCTATTAGCTTTCATCATTGGGGCATCCTTTTCATTTGTTCTTATATCAGTAAGAATAAAAATAAATCTTGCTTGCAAAAACAGAGATAATGGAATGGGGGAAAAAGCTTCTATGTGGGAGGCAGAAAAAGAGTTTAATAAATTAATTTCTAAACCTAAAATTTAATAATATGTTTTTATACTCATGTTTTATAAGAAAAAACACTCCTGAGCTTCGTAAGAAGTTGGAAGAATTAGGATATGAAAAGTATTTGCCATTAAGGGATGATGATAATTATGAAGGATATTGTATTGCTACTTTAAATGGAGCATATCATTTGATAACCATTGATTTGTCCAAAGGAAACCACATTGACTGTGGAACAAACGAAGAATTACTCCTTGCAATAGCAGCATTAAGAGATGACAGCGATTATATGCAGGTTTTCAAAATGAATAATGAAAATGACTGGTATCGTCATATTCCTGCACATCGTGATTCTAAAGATGAATCAGCTTACAAAGTTCTTAGAGAAGATAAATGGCATAAAGCCACAGTGGAAGAATTAATTGAATATTTTAAATAGAAATGAGCATGAAAACACCAGAAGAATATTTGGAAGAACTACAATCTGATGATTCGCTATATATGACGACATTAGAAATGATTGAAGAGGCTCAAAAAGATGCTTATAATCAAGCATTAGAAGATGCGAGTAATAATGCAACTGCTAAAATGCCAACGATAAACTGTGCTTTCTGTTTTTGGTTTGAAGGAGTTGAAGTATATAAACAATCAATTTTAAAACTGAAAAAATAATGGATAGAAAACAAAACATTATGACAGAAAAAGCAAAACAATTAGCGAATGAATATGTAAATGCGCCAGAAAATTATGACTTCGGATTAACAAAAAGAGAATATTTTGCTGCAATGGCAATGCAAGGACTTTTAACAACAATTTCTCAATCAGATGCTAATTGGAAAATCCACGCAAAAACAGCAGTATTATGTGCAGATTCCTTACTCGAAGAACTATCTAAAGAATAATAAATTATGAAAAATCAATTACAGCTATGCTCGTTTGAACAAGCAAAGAAACTTAAAGAATTAGGGTTGATTGGAAACAGAAATGTTTTATTGTCCAAGTGGAAAGATAGAAATCTGCTCTTTTAGATAAACTTTTAAAATTTTAATGATATGAAGACAAAAGAAGAAGCTGCCGAACAATATGCAGAAAAACACGGATTTAATAAGATATTTAATGCCAACTGAATGCGCAAGACTGCAAACTATTCCAGAATGTTATAAATGGGAATGTAGCGAAACGCAACAATACAAAATGCTCGGTAATGGCTGGACAGTAGAAGTAATAAAACATATTTTAAGTTATTTATGAAATACACCGATAAAGCAGTAGAACTAATCAAAAAATATAGAGGATTTTCGGCTATACCATACGAAAATTATTTTGGAGAAATAAATATTGGATATGGGCATTTGTGGAACAAAGGAGATGCAGATGAAATAAGCAAAGAAACGGCAGAAAAATTGCTTAAAATAGATTTGACTATAATATCATCAAATTTAGATGATTTAGGGCTAAAATTAAGCCAAAATCAGTTTGACGCACTATGCTCATTTGTATTTGCTACAAATATAGGCACATTTAAATCTTCTATTTTATACAAACTCATAAAATCAAATAAATATAGTCCATTAGTGAAAATAAATTGGATTGGATGGTGTATAATATCAGGAGAAAGGTCTAAAAGATTAAGGGATTGGAGGAAAGAAGAGGTAAATCTTTTTTATAAATAAATTTTGTATATTTGTATTCTAATAAATTTTAATATGAAAAGAAATTTTAAAGCAATCATAACAAATGCGTTGCTAAGTAAGTTGTCGGCAAGAATATTTAGTGTTATATTTTACATATCGGTATCACTTGCCATATTCTTTATGTTTACATCTTGCAAAGCACAAAAAGAAATTATAAGCTATTCTGAATTAGAAGTTAAAGAAAACGCAGCAGAAAAGACAGAATTGAAATTTGATGAACGAGCAACAGAAACTTATTCGGAGCAAAAGTTAATATTTAATTTAGAATCTGATTCAACAAATAAAACGAATATTTTAGTTGAAATGTTTGAATCAGATATGGGAACAGACATTAAAATAAGTATGGACGAAAACGGAATCATATCTGTTCAATCTTTATCTTCTATTAAATCAATTGATATAACAAATGAATCAAAAAAGATAAATCAATTAAATAAGACAACAGAAAAAATAGAAGCAGAATTAGAGAAACAAATAGAGATAGCCGAAAAACAAGAAATAAACAAAGAAATTTCAACAAAAAAAGTATCAACAGAGACAAAAAAAACAAATAAAATTAAGTATATTCCGGCTTTATTGTTATTTTTAATCTTAATAATTTTTGTAAGAAGGAGTAAATAGTTAAACATAAAATGAGTGTGAAGAAGCACTCTACTTTGGAGTAGGATAAGCCGGATAATCAAACAATCATAAATAAAAAGTGATTACAGGCGGTAATCCTACTTTTTTTTAATATTATATTATGACATCGAAACAAAAAATAATACTAATTAGAATACTTTCAATTGACGAAGAATTATTTAGATTGAAAAAATATTTGCAAAAATTATCATGCGAATATTACGCTAATAAGTCAGGGGTAAAAGAAACAAAAATAAGAATGGAGGAATTAAAGCAAATAAAAATAAATATTTTCAATGATAATTTTTAGAAATAAAATAATATACATATATTTGCAATATGAATAGTAAAAAAACATATTTTTCATCATTATATTCTTGGCGCTTAAATAAAGAAAAGAATATATCCGAGTTCGAAAGAAGAAGAAAAATGAGAGCAAAAGAAAAAAATCAATTAATTGATTTTAAAAACAATGAGAAATTATTATCTTTGTAATCGATTTTCATGTGTTATCATTTTCCGTATGAAAAAAGTGAAAACGCAGCCAATTATGACTGCGTTTTTTTATTATATATTATAGCTAACAAGGAATATATACTGTTTTGCCATTCTGTTTTATTGCTTTTAGAGTTTGTTTCCTGTTACCTGTCTTTTTATAAGAAATGTGTATCCAAGAAAAATCATATTCATTGATTAACTGGTCGTAATCAAGATTTTTTCTTGCCCATTCAAATACAACAGGAAGATTTGGTAATTTTATATCAGCAGCTTCTCCCTTTGTGTGTTGAGATGATGATGAACCTCCAACAATAATATTTAGTTCTTTACATCTAAATCCGGATGTAACATTAACACATCCAAATTTATTTCTAATTGGTTGCAATACTTTTTCGCACAATAATTTAAGATTACCAATTTCTGTTGCTGTAGGTACATTATTTATTTTGTAATGCGTGGCGCACATTTCTTCTAAAGTAAAGTTATTCGTTAGATTCATTTTTCTCTCCTTTCTCTATTCGTCTAATATTATATGATTCTTCCAATTCAGCCATTTTAAGTAATGCAGGGCAGTTGCCTTTACCTTTATCGCATCCGATAGCATAAGTAAGAGCTTGTTTCTTTATGTAATACTTCAAATCTATATCAGAAAGGCTAATCCTAAGTTCTTCTATTATCTTATCTCTATCGTCTATTTTGCGTTCTAATTCATCACATTTCTTAGCTTGACGAGAAACTTCTTCTCTAAGCTGATCAATAACCTGTTTAAGGTTAGTTATTTCTTTCTCTTCCGATTCATGCGCTTTTAAATTAGCTTCTTCTTCTGATAGTCGTTTCTTAGACTTATAAAACATTATTGAACCAAAAATAGCAATTATTAATGTTGTTATAATATTTATTATTGACAATAAAAAATCCATATTTTAATCTCCTATTTCTTTTTCATAAACAGACCCTGCTCTTCTATAAATAAAAGAATATCTTGTCGCATCATTAGCGATAGGAAAATCAGTATTATTACCGTCAATTTGGATTGACTGTATTATGCAATGGTCTGATATTACATTGTTCTTTCCGCCTAAAACAGCCAAACCTCCATCACCGCAATAATTATGAAGCCCAATAGATGTATCTTCCAAATCAGAGGATAATTCGATATGTCCGCAACCTGACATTATGTTGCATTTTCTTATACTGTATCCATTCCCTACTAAATGTTTTGTATAATCTATTCTGCTTTGATTTATTTCGTCTAACTCATTTGATTCTTGCAGATTCAAAGAACTGTTGTCTATTGACCCATTAAAATTAACATTTTCAAATGAGATTAAAGGGCACTGAGAGATGGTCGAATAACCAAATGTTTTCTCGAAACGAACATCGTTACACTTGCTTATACCATTATCTACATAGCTTTCTATAGCGGTTATACTATTCACATTTTGTAATTGTCCTAATTGAGAACAAAATATTCGTTTTGCATTTGTATGATTCAACGAATAAATTACTGAATCATCGCATTTACCTACAACTGAATCGTTAACGCTAATAAAGGCAGAATTATTTGCATTTACTGTCGCGTTATCTATTGCCAAGAAGTAACAATGTTCGGCATCAATAGTAACAGCGCCTACATTTCCAATTTGGTCCATAATATAAGTTGAATCAAGCGCTCTTACAGTAATAGACTTAACGTTTTCATTATTTGTTCCGATAACGGAATTTCTCATCCCTTGTTGATTGCTGACAAATCCATTTATTACTCCACTTATGGAAAGAGTAGAACTATTCTTTTCGCAGCGACCAATAAAGACAACTCTTGCGTCGTTTATTGTAATATTCTTTATAGTATCTCCTGCTATAAGCATTCTTTCTGAATCGGTAATTTTACAATCTCGTATGTCAGAACCAACAAGAGAGATAGCTGGAAGCTCTAATCGGCTATTCGGCCTAACATTTGCGTAAGATGGTAATACACTGCAATTAGTTACATGTTTTTCCGATGACATGTCGATGCCATTTCCGTTGTCAAAAAGGAATAATGACTTTTTAGTTGTCAAATCTATAACAGCCGAAGTATTGAAATTTCCTACTTTTATATTTTCTTCATAAGGTTCACCGTTGATTGTAGTTCTTATTGTAATATCGGGGCTTTCAGTTCCCAATGAGAAATTATTCAAAGTAGGCAACCATACATATCTATCTAATGTATAATTGTTACTTAAACTTACATTATAAAAAGTTGTCTTAATATTTTTAAAATCAAATCCGGCTTCATTTCCCCATTCGTCTTTGAGATATGTTATTTGTCCAAAGTCATTGCTTCTTGCCCATCCTATATATGGGTTATTTTGAGTGAATGAATATTCAACATCCCATAGAGGCTGCTCCGGAATAACTACTTTTTTATTAAACGAGTTGGCCGATATTGCGGTAACAATAATATTAAATTTTCTTGTTCCTCGTGCCGTTCCTGTATTTAATCCTCTATCCTTATATACACATTCATATTCAAATAGATATTGTTGACCGACAGTTAATGAAGAAGAAGAAACTAAAGATTGAAGTTCAGCATAAGTAGTGGCAATTACTCCACCGCCTCCATTTGATACATCAATCCAATTACCCCATACTCCATTAATTCTCACTCTTATTTGTGATTTTCCGTTTAATGGAGCTGTTCTTGTTTGCATTAAATTATATGGCTGCGAAGAAGACGAACGGTATCCTATCTGTTCAACCTTTAAATTCATAAGCGGACTACCTTGCGCAAGAGGGTCTGAGCTATCATATATACCAACAGACCCAAATTCTGTAACATAATCATAATTAACAATCTTAGAAATATCTGTTGCCCAATCATAAGCTTGATATGTGTCTGTTAGAACCCATTCAGACCAAGGAGAATTAACAAATCTTTTAAAGCGTTGCATTGATTTACCGCTACTTGCAGAAATTATCTTTTGTGTTATTGTCGTTGCGTTACTTGCCGGATTTACTATTAATGTAAGATACCCCTCTGTGTCGCCAAGAGGATTATATTGAGGGTCCTTTATTCCATATACTCCAAAATCAGTAAAACTATCATATTCTGATGCAGCTGATATTACCAATGGAGAGTATGAAGCAGGGTATGTTTCGTTTGCTTCATCTTCTACCCATTCAGGTAGCATAACTCTATCAGTTCCAGATGTAGGTACATCAATAAGAGAAGCTGGTATATACCGAGAGTATGTTTTCTTAGTAGAAGGAACATATAATCTTTGAGACATACCAGACAAAAGAGACATTGGTTCATTTGTTGCTGCGTATGAAGTCACATAAAAAAATAATTCTCCTGTATCGCTATTCACAACAGGTATAAACGAAAAAGCATCATTTTTTGAATTAAAATATTGTCGCCACCATTCAGGAACAAAAGAAGTAAACGGATATGTTTGCCTTGTGATAGTATATACGCCTGATTGCTTTTGATTCCACAATATACGGGACATAATATCATAAGCACGAATCTGCATAGGTTCGTTATTCCCACTCAATAAATTAGATGTTCCCCAATCTAAAAAATCGAGCGACATAACATTTGTTCGTACTTTATCATTCTCGCTTCCATCTCCAAGTACAGTATCTCCATCAGTGCTTGTAATAGGATTCATATTAGTAAGCTTAACATAATCTTCGGCAGAAATAATTCCTCCTTGTGTTTCGCTTGCGTATTTAGCCCCAATAGGAGATGATGCTGAACCATCTCCAACTAAAGTACTATCGGTATAAACAGTTAAAGGAACTGTTTTTTTGCCTGTTTCAGTGTACCAAAAGAAATCGCCTGCGGAATCTATACCGAACCCTCGACGAACATTCGTATCAGAAAAAGAAACAAAAACATCATTCGTTTCAGATACAGATAAGCGTACTCGTCCGTCTTCTAATTTATAAAAATTATTATTTACATCCATCAATGCAGAAAGGACAACATTATATACATCAGAAGAGGCGGAAGACCAATTTGTCCACTCATTCGTTGACCCCATAGGTGCTCTACGGATATATACCGCTGGTTCTTGATTATATGAATTAGCCATTCTTCCTGCTCTTCTACCTATTGCTACTTGTGTTGTAATACCAGAAGAGCTGCTATTAAGTACTGTTAATTGTACATTAATTAAACCATCAGTATTACCGTCAGAATAAGTATATACAATAAGGCTTTTAAGATAATATATACCAGTATCGGTAGCGGTATCTGGGTCGTAATTTTGGAATATTCCATCATCATTAACAAATCCCCAATTTTCAAAAACAGGAAGTCCTGTATCGGTAAATTGATTTACCTCAATCCATTCAAAATAACCAACTCCATTGTTTAGCTGCCACTTTGCATTAAGATTATTTTCATTTTTATTAAACATAAATACTCCATTTGGAATATCTTTCGCATAATAGATGTTCGTCGAACCATCTTCTTTGACTACTGTTATTGTACTTGCAGGAGGATTATTTTCATTATACTGAATAGTATAAGAAACTGCATCTTTAGCAAATACCTGTACAAGAGCATATTGCGTAGCTGTTTGTTGGGATACAGGATAGCCTAAGTCAGTAGATGGCAATGCTATATTTGGAGCAACTACTGATTCTATATAAGAAGAAAAAGAAGCAATTAAATCTTTTATTTTCATCTTAACGGCTGTAAGCCCGTTATATGCTGTTATAAAAAAATTATCAATTCCACCTGAAACTGATTGTAAATCTCTTTGATTCTTTTTTGAAAATGGAGTAATCATAATGTTAAAATTGTATTTTTATTATTATCCTCGTAAATAAATGCTGTGTTGCCAATTGCGGTAGCATCAAAATCACTACCTTGTGTATGTGATGGTATTCGAGATTGGAATGATATTGTTAATGACTTATTCCCATTAGGCATTGTATCTTTCACTTCAAATGTAGCATTATCGCTAAATTTAGTTACTTGCTCGCCATTTACTCGCAACCAATCTGACTGAAAAATATAATTTAATTTTTCACGCATAAACATTGGTAGTCCAGTTTTATGACCTAAAGTAACAGTATATGAAGAATAAGGATGTTGAAACATTTTTACTGTTTGATATTCCTGTCCTTGATATTGAGTGTTTTCTGCCGATTGTTCATCGCAATCCGTATCAAATATACCTTGTACTCGAATAGAGTATTGAAGATTGTTGTAACCTATGACATTTAAAACATATACATCAATTCCATTCTTCACTAGAAAATCTTTAGTGAAGAAAGATTTTCTATTATTAAATTCATTAGCTGATATATCCCCCCACTCTATCATTTTAAATAAAAGCCATTTAATTTGTTCGTAACCTGACAAATAATAAACATTTCCACCCCAACCATAGATATACATTTCGGTAGGAGTATAAGGAAATTTTTCTAATTGCATGTATGCTAATGTTTTATCGCGCATATTATAAAAATTCCAGCCTCCAGCTGTAAAAAGCCACATTATAGCATCATTATTGTAATACCCACCAAGAACAATCATAAATGTATCTAAATCGCCAGTTGAATTAGGATTCCTGCTATTAACCGGAGTAACTATTTCGCTTTTTAATTCAATATCTCCTTTTTCTCCGAAAAAATCATCATTAATAATAACAATATCTCCTTTGCAAGCATTATATCTTTCTATAATAGGAGTTGTAAATTGAGTGTTTAATTTATTCTCATCGGAAGTATATTGAATAAGAGTTGTATTATCCTCGTCCTCAACAACGCATAAATAATTACTGTCGCATAATATATTGTCTGGGAAAAACGAATCAGGAATTTTATTATCAGTAACATAATTCCACATACAAATACACAACTTAAATGTTGTGTTCTTTGAAATTTTAGTGAAAAAATTACCATCCTGAACGGCAAAAGTAGCATAAGAAAGTCCATAAGAAATAACTTTAGGAGTAATTTCTATTGCTTCTGATATAGCTAATTTTATTCCTTTATTATCAATAGCTATTACAGCTACTTTTGTCGTAGAAGTAACAGCCGGATGAAATCCATGAGTATATAAGAAAAACGACAAAGTCAAAGCATCTCCGACACAAACAGGCATGACAAAATCTTCCTTCCCTGTTGTATCGAACTGGAAAGGACAAGTTTTTGGTATAATTATATTTTCATTATAAATCATTTACTCCGTATTCTTGATTGTAAAAACTAAATAAAGTACTCCTTTGATTATTTGCCATAATCATTTCATACTCTCTTTCTTTTGACTCTTGCAAATTTACACTGAATTTATTTGCATAACAAGAATATTTAGGAATATTTTCTTCCAAAGGGCTTAATTGTTCTTTATTATAAGTCAATATATCTGTTCTTATGTCAAATGATTTATATTTGTCTAATCCACCAATATATTTCCCTGTGTCTTTTTCTTTATAAGAAACAAAATTTGCTTTCAACGGCAAAAATAAAGCCCAAGAATCATAGAGGACATGCTGTTTTAAGAACTCTTCTACTGCTGCTTTTTCAAAACTAAATCTCGACCAAGTATCATCAGGTAAAGTTGATATTCCTTGAATCTTAGTTCTTCTTATTATTGTTTCAGAGTTTGGAAAATAAGAATCAGGCAAAGCGAGACCAGTACTTATGCCTGATATGGCAATATAATTTAAATGAGCAAGCAAACACCTTACTGGGGAGAATTGCAAATTAAAGTATCGGCTATTTATAAGGTCTGATGTTGCATCTACCGGATAAGATAAAGAGAAAGTACATTTTGACGGGTCGTTATTATGCGAGCACCCGAACATCATAATCTTATCGTCATTCTGGCTTGAATATCTTTTAGAATCAGGATCCTTTCTACCGTAACATTTATCAATATATTCAGTTATACCATATACAGATGTGTAATAAGGCATAGTAATATCATATTGCGATTCTGAATTATTATCGATATTCCACTCTTGAATCATCATACATTCAAGCCGTCCAGATTCATCATCTGTAAGCCCTTTGTCTGAACCTGTTTTGAACGAGCCAAAATAATGTGTCTTATCAAACGATATTTGCATCTCAGAGTAATCTGATAATTCTCCGTTACTACCCATACTAAACTGTTTATGCCTGTCGCATAATGTTATAGTATTATTCTCTATATCCTCGTATATGGCTATACAATATATGTTATCTATTGTTTTAAGCAAGTCTTTTATGGTTGTTGTAATGGTAAAGTTATTTACATTATTAAGCTTCTCTTTATTGTATGGTAGAAACGGTTCTCCTGTCGTCAATACTTGTACTTTATGCCGTTTCATAGCAATATCATAGTTTATGTTTATTGCTTTATCTGGGAATAAAGAATAAACGCACCTCTCAAAAAGGTTGAATAGCTCATTGCAAGGAGTAGCAGGAGATTCCGAAGAAGAAGTATTATTATTGAAAACAAATGTATTAGGGACTGCTCTTGTATTATATCGTACTGATTTTATCTGCGTAGTAAATAGTCCACGCCCTTCGTATGTACACCAAGATATGTAAAAATAACAATTTTTAATAGAAGGATTTGATGAAATGCTACTCAAATCTATATCTCTTTTAAAATTATTGTATATAGTTCTATATTGATACGCAGACCCGTCTGGCCGAGCTCCTTTTCCGATGAAAGATGGTTCAAGTCGCCAATAAAATATTATATTTGAATTAATACCATCTGGTTTTTCGTTTCTTAATGGAGATGAGTTATATGTGTCATTGTAACAACAAAGATATAAGCAAGGAGCGCCATCTATGCTCCTTGCCTTATTTTCCATAAAGCACTCTAAATAAGGTATTTCTATTGATATTCTTAAAGATTTGGATGTTCCTCCTTTAACATATACTAATTCAGATTTATTATCTATATTAGGGACTACTTTATAATTGTCTGTTTGTTCTGAATCTGTGATACTCCATGACTGAGCTAATACGCCTTTAATTGTCTTATCTAAATATGCACCGAAATAATCGAATCTACTTGTCATAGGCAACTCAATCTTCTTTGTGAGATTGGCTTTAATAGTTGTCCATATAGAATCTATATCAACATCAGCAGAAATAGTATCTCTATCTATTACAGTTGTATCTGTATCTATCTTTCCTTCGTAATAACGCTCATATTCAAATGTGTTATTATTTTTATTCTCTACATAAATAGTAAGTTTATCTGATTCTGCTTTTAGCAGAAATAGTTTAAGGAAAAATTGTTTAGCTCTTTTAACAAAAGTACTTACTCCGGTTATGCTACTGCCTATCACAAAATAATTATCATCACGAACAAAGTCTACCGATGCTTCGTGATTATCTACAGGCTCATCATCAACGCCCATAGTGTATTTGTCAAATACGGTATTTCCTCTCTTGAATAATAGCGTAAAACGATATTTAAGTCCGAATATATCAGCCATAATTAATCTTTATTTTGTGTGTATTCAAATATCTTTCTATCTATCTCTTTGTTTTTAATTTCATTCGATGCTCGAACTATAAGAGTAGCTAATAAAGTATTAAGACACCCAATAATAAATTGAAATACATATAAGGAGAACACGGAACAAATAGATATGATTATTGATTCTTTTAATGGAAATCCAATAATTAATGCAGCTAATCCGCCGGAAATAGTTCCTATTGCAATCGATAAAATAATAGATTGAGAATAGAACACCGCTAATTTACTTAATATCTTTAATCGCCTTTTCATATTAATACCACTTTCTTTTTATTGTTATTTTTGGTGAATTGATTCTCTTTAATTCTTTGTAGCTCGCATTTAAAGTCTTGCTTATTCCTTGTATAGAGCCAGTATAATTTATTGCTGAATGCGTCATAATATCCATATCACTTATATTCTTACCTACAAAGGTAGCAAAATCATTTATATCTTTAAATATTCGAGTTCCTTTTTCAGCATAAGTATATGTATCTTTATCTGGCGTAACAGATACATTTCCATAATTATCGAGCAGAACCTCATTCCTTCCTCCATCTCCGACTAATATTATCCCGTCTTTTTGAACTGTACCACCAGCAGCAAATGCCTCATAATTTGCTGCAACTATAGATGCTAAACCAACGGCTTTATTTACAGCAAACATAGCTAATATAGGGGCATAAGCAGTAAGCGTATCGGAAACTGCTGACGAAGCACCAGCAACACCTAAGGCAGCTCTTGATGCTGTTAATGTTGATTGGAAAGCCAACATGTCTGCCTTTATTTGAGCAAAATCAGCAGCAGCTTGTATTAAGAATTGACCGATAGCTATTTGAGCCATTACTCTTGTATGTCGCTGTTCTTCTTCTTCTTTCCGTCTATCTAATTCTTCTTTCTTTAAAGCATAATGTTCATTTATTTCTGCTTTTAATGACGCCTCATCTTCAAGTCCCTCAATTGATTTTAATTGAATCTCTTTTGATTTTTCGTTTCTTTTTTCTTCCTCTTCAAATTCTTTTTCTTTCTTTTTATTTGATATTGTAGATAAAACTTCAATTGTAACAAAGAAATTATCTACTAATTCTCGAAGTTGAGCGTTAAATATTTCTCTTTGTTTCAATACATTTTCGTAATGCTCTTCTAAAGCTTTTTCTATCAATTTAGCCGTTTCTAATTCTTTTTCTAACTCATATTCAGCTCTTTCATCAACTAACTTTTTACGCTCTTCGTTTAAGTCCGCTAATTGCTCATTTGTCATTTTGGCGGAAGAAACGGCTGCATTTCTTTCTTTCTCATAATTAAGAGCCAATTTCTGGCTTCTTTCGTTATACTCTGTTTCGTCTATTTCGCCAGCTCTAAATGCTGATAGTATAGAATCAGCTGTTTTAGTAAATTCGGCATCTAATTTTGCAATATAGTCAAAAGATGTTGTTGCTCTATTAATTTCCATGTCAAGTTCTTCAATCTTTTTATTTACTGCGTCAATTGGTAATTGCGCTTTTTCCATAGCTTTATTAAATCTATCTATTCTTTCTTCTGATGGCTCTATATCTACAGAAGTAAAAAACAAATTAAACTCAGACTCTCCGGAGATATCTTTTTTAAATTTATTTATTCTATCAGTAATTTCTTCTAAGTCTTTTGATAATATGTCTTTATTTAAATCTAAATCTATCTGGTTAAATGTCTTTTGAAGTTCACTTTTTATTATCTCTCCTTGTTTTCTTAATACATCAAGAATATTTTCATTTTGCTTTGCCATTTCATCAATAATCAACTTATTGATTTTATTGAACATATTTTTATAGTTCGTCAATACGGCGTCAGTATAATTTTTTGTTTCTGCATCTATTGTGTTCCCATCCTTGTTCAATGAAGATTTTACTGTTTGCATACCTTTTTGGATAGAATCCTTAAATGTGTTAACAGCAGATGAAATATCCATTCCGGAAGCTATTTCATTCCTGAATCTCTCAGTAGCCATAGACATTTCAATAGCTCCTTCTTCTACAACAGTAATAACAGCTTTTGCCCCTTTACTTGCTCTATCAAGATTCTTTGCGTGCTTAACAGCATCCTCTCGCATCTCTTTATTGTTCTGGTCGATTGCATCTTGAATGCGTTTTGTAAAAGCAGATTTAGATAATAATTCTTCTGCCTTAGTATATGTTTCTAATGCTTCTAATCGTCTTTTATATCCTATATTATCATTCATAGCAATACTTTCCCAAAATTTAGACATATTGGATAACGAACTGTTATACCAATCAAAATTTTGTAGTGTTCTATTGTATGCTGCTAATTCTTTAGCTGCTTCCCCTGCACCGTCTTTTACTGATGCGAATAACTGTATATATGTTTCTCTAGCTGCTTTTGCTGCTGCTTGCGATGTGTATAAAGCCCTTGTTGTTTCAGATGTGAGATTGACAATTGCTTCTTTATCTTGTGAAGACAATTCATTAAATTTAGATGAAAAATCTCTTAGTTGGTCTAAAGTTATCCCAAGTTCAGATGCCATTCTTTTTACACTGTTAGTTCTAAGTACGATTGCTTGAGTAGATTGAGTTCCTGATTCAATCATTTTAAATTGAGTCCCAGCCAGCCTTGCAGTAGTAGCTAATTCTTTCATTGTTTTGGAATATCGCTCATTTAATGTCATCCCTTTTTCAACATCGTCTGTTCTTGCTGCTGTAACTTTTTTAAGAATATTATATAAATCTGTCCACCCATTTTGCTCTATTATGGCTTCATTACTAAATGCCTTAATTCTTTCTTCCGATGATTTTCTTAAGCTCGCATTGGCAACAGCTTGTTGATTCCAAAATTTTTCTACCTTTGCCCCGTATTTTTCCATTGCTTTAGTTAAATCGGCATAAGAATTAATCGTGATACCGACCACATCTCCAATAAGTCTTTGTCCCTCTGATATAACTTTATTCTTATGCGTTTCTGTTGAAAGCATATTTTGTCCTGATTTTTCTAATCGGTCGATAGCAAATTTAAGAGCATCATAAGCAGCTACATCTGAAACAAGTTGGCTACTGCCATTTTTAGCTTCATCAGTAAATGCTTTTAATGTTCCAGCAGCTTTATCCATAATAGATACTCCGCCACTCATTTCATCAAACCATTTTGTTATAACTGGAAGCAATAGCTGTATAGCTGTCATAAGGGCAACAGCTCCTAATGTTACAAGAGAAGTAGGAGATATTAATGACTTCAATGCGCCTGATAATCCTAAAACTTCATTTGTTCCTGCTTTAGTAGCCTTTGTTAAGGCGTGCATTTGTGTTATAAACATTGGCACATTATTAGACAATGACATAATCCCTGTTCTTGCACTAATGGCAAAGTTAGGTATTTCAGTAATAATTGTATTGAATGAAAATGCAGCCGGAGTAGCTTTTGCTGCTCCCATACCATAAGCATCAATAGCAGTAGTTATAGAACTCATTTCTGCTGATAGCTTTTGGTACTCAACAATTGCATTTTGAGTTTCTTCATTATCTATCCCTTTCGCAGCGGACAATTCTAAAACAGATGTTCGTGCTAAATTATACCTTGCAACTAAAGATGTATATGCGCTCGCCTCAGCAGAAGTAGCTAATGCAGCTAATTGTTGTTCTTTAACTTTCGCCCTTAATATTGCTGTGCTATTAGTCAACTCGGTTATTTGAGTTGAAACAGCTGAATTATATGCTACTTGTGCTTTTGTATTTGCATTTGTTGCTGAGGCTAATTGCTTAGAAATAGCTTCTTCTTCTGTTAGTAATTTATTCGTTTTTGCAATACCATTCCTTAGTTCTTCGTTCATGTTAATTAATTTCTGCAATGAACTAACAGGAATTGTTATTTTAGAAAAAGAAGAGAATAGGCTTTCAACTTTAGAAACAGAAGAATCTATGTTTGATATAAAGGTGTTAAGAGATGAGTTTGCGCTATCAATCTCTCCTTTGAATGTGTTAAAATTAGATGAAGCCATACTATTTTTTATGGTGTTTTTTTAATGCTTTAAATTCTTCGTTAAGGATATTGCATCCAACAATATATTCTTCAACGGTGCTATTACCGTCAATCATAATTCCGTTTTTACGCAAAATAAGCAATTGCTTTGTCAAGTCTTTAGATTCTACTTTTGGGGCATCAGTTTTAGATGTTAATTTTATTTCTGCAATTAAATCAGATATTTTTCTACTTAAAGATATAATTGATTTTTCCAGCTCTTTGAGTAGTTTTTCCTTATTATCTGGAACAACAAAATTTATTTCTTTTAACTTATTAATACAAACATCACTTTCCTTTAAAGATAAAACATAAAAAGCTCCTTTATATATTTCTATCCGAGCAACCATCTCTTTTAGTTCGTCAGAGCGTGATTTTCTTTCAGGAAATAAAGAATCAGAACTGATTTTAGAATATTGGTCTGATATAGACCTGCTTGCATCAAAAAAATCAGATGTAGTATTAAGAAATGGTAGTTTTATCTTTTGTATAGCTCTATAATCTCCAATTATTATAGAAAAATAATCTTTAACTTTTAATTTTGTTAGGTCGGTAGATAAATTCAACATTCTTAGCATTTTTAGGAACGCAAGATATTTTCTCAACATACCACCAATCCGATTTTTCACGATAGAGATAATATGATGTTTTATTTGATTTATTGAGTATAATTTCAACTTCTGACTTTGCTTTTTCATATAGCAAATTTACTGTTTTTTCTTGACATTTACAACCCATTGTATTTTTCGCTTAGTTTTTTATTAATCATATCAAATGCTTTTTGTTTGTTCAATTCATTAAGAGATAGGAATTGCTCGATAACTAATCCGTGTTTTGTCATTTGATTAATCAATCCTAATGTCGCTTTGTTTTCAAATATAATAGATTCACCATCATCTGTATCTGCTTTTAACGAACGATATAAATTTCCCTCATCTCTAAGGCTCCAATGTATGCCATCTCCAAAAATTGTTTTAGGATAATATTGTTTTCGCTTTAATGTCGAATCAGCATACATAGGTGTGTTGCTTCCGTCAGATAATTCTCCGGAAGCAAGTTGTGATATAAGTAAAGAAACAATATCTACTGATAAGACAGATATTGCCCATTTTATTTGCTCTAAAGTATATTCTTGCGTAGGATATTCTTCTTGCAATTGAGAAACAGCATAATCTCTCATCTCCATAAGCCATGCTATAGCTGCATCCATAGTATAAAATTAAAAGTGCGCCTAAACACGAGGATAATTAGGCGCACTTAATAGTTATTTTTTTGTTTTCTTCTTTTTCCTTGGCTCTTCTTTCGTGGAAATAGAATCAACTTTAGTTAATGTAGAATCATTTTCATCAAAAGTTGTATTTTCATATTCCTTTGATTCAACTTCTTTCTTATCTTCCAAAGCATCTTCTTTCTCTTTGTCGTGGAAACTATCATAAAGAGCAATAAACTCTTCTTTCTTATCTTCACTGTTCCCGAAGATTGGAGATAAAGACGATATAAAATCATCTTTACTCAAATCAAACAAAGCCTCTGAAATATAGGTAGTTCCTACCTTAATATGTTTCATAATTATGCGGAAAATCCTGTTTTAACAGGCATACCCTCGTAAGTACCACCATTAATGCTACCGATACCATTTTCGATTAATGTTTCTGGTGTCGCTAAAGATATAGACACATTTGGATAAGCGGTCGTTGAAACAATTTGAACATTACCTCCCGGTAATAAAGTGAATGTCAATTCATCTGACGGAATTAAAACACCGGTTGCCAAATTAACTACAATCCAAGCCTCTGGGGTAGCTAATTCTGGCTCGATAGAACCAATATTAATATGGTTGTCAGCCAATGAAGCGACATTAATTGTCGTGCTAAGCCCTGCTCCTTTTGTGGCTGTAAGTTTAACCTCGTTAATCATAGCCAACTCTGACAAAATAGTATTGTCAATTTCGATATAATCTAACCAAGCTCCAAATTCAGCAGCATCATCTACTACGATTTTTACAGTTCCAATACGAGTGCTATTATCGGCAACAGGACGATAAGTATCTGTGTACAATGTTCCTGATTTTCCTGTAAACGAACCATCTTCGAGTGCTTTACCCAACATCAATGATGTATCGGTAATAAAATAGATAACCAATTCTTGACCGTTTAATTTCAATAATTGTTTAGTCAGATAAATTGATTTTGTTTTCAGCTGTGCAGTAAAAGAAGGTGCATTATCTTGGCGACCGTGAATAGCTCCATCTACTGTTGTTGTTTCTGTAGCTGCTTGTGTGTCGTCAGAAGATACTCCTGCAAGAGGAATATATACGATACGACCGTCAGTATAATATTGCGCTTTTTTTAATGAAGCCTCAATAGTTTCCACTTCGGCAGCCGTAAACGATTGCCCTTTTTGAGCAACAATCAAACCCCTAAATTGGTTATAATTGTCTTTAACGCAGAACTTCGTCCCGAGGTCTGCAACGCCACCAGCAACGCATGGGGCGTAATTAATTCTTCCACTCATATATTTATTTATTTAAAATGTTAAAAAATCATCCTATATCACGACCGAGAGCCTTTAGTAAGTAATTTTGATAATCTTCTGTTAACTTTTTATACTCTTTTTCGCAATAATCATTATTTACAATTATTTCAAGATTATCAATGATAGCTACGGAAACGAAATCTCCAAAATAACTTTGGTGGATAGACCCACCTACATTATCTGTGCTGTCAAATATTATTTTATAATTCGGATTCCAACCTACAATAAAAGGACTGTCGTCTAAAGCTTTTCTCATCGCTGATTCCATCCTTGAAAAAATAGGCTTTACAACAAGATTTTCAATTATTTCTGTGTTCCAAGCTTTATCTACTATACAAGTAAATAAAAATTTAAAATTATAAATATCTCCATCGATTCCTCTCTGTATTAATGTAGGAGCTACATTGAATAAAGATGGATATTTACATTCAGGATTGCCTGTATTATAAAAAGAAGATAATTCTTTTAGCGAACCATAATAATAGAAAAACATAGCAATATGCTCACTTCGGTCAGTTCCGGGAATAGGTATAAACCAGTACGAATTACTTATCTGAAACTGATATTTTTTCAAAGCAGTTTGAAACACTACATCATATCTAAGTGTATTAGACATAAGATAAGATAAGTGGCCTATTAATTCTTTGCTGTAAATCATATCCCAAATATATTTACATAATCAGGAATACAAGTAGGTTCAAAGCTAAGATTTGCATCTTTAAGTTTCTTATATGTTTCTACCAATATATCTACACCGAGATTAAATGCAGACACATAAAGAGTATTCGCTGTCCTACGAGTAGTATTCGCTACATCTTGCGATACAAATCCCTTTTGCGTAAACTGATTCCTTGAATCACGATAAACAAGACACCATATAAAATTTGCAATACAACTGCGAGGATAAGATGGAATTGACCCCTCAATTAATCCAAATATTATATCCTTTTGTGATGAATAATCGGAATCGGAACTATAAATACCATTAGCTACTTCAACTCCAAAATATTTCTTTACAATTTCGTATTCATAATTTTGCAAATAAGCGTTCATTTGTTTTTGGTTGTTAGCAGCAAGCGATATTTGCATAGCGCTTGCGCCTTCATCCATTTTATAATTCCAAATGTCGTCTAATTTTAAAACGCCATAGAAATAAGAACTTGAAAGAAAAGTTAAGGATGCCATAATATTATTTCTTAGCCGTAGCCTTTCCTGATTTTACCAACTCTTTTGCGGTTAAAACACCGGTTTTATATTCTACTCCTTCTTTTAAAAAAGAAGATTTTCCTGTGCCTATAATAACTACATTCTCCTTATAAGCAACTTTTTCTGCTTTTTTTTGCTTAGCCAATTCGGCTTGTTCTGCTGTTGTCATATTTTTTATTTTTTTTAAGTTTATAACAGTATTGCTGATATTTTAATCAGCAATACTATATAATAATTATTGTTTTTCAATACTTGCAAGAATAGCAGCAATACTTGCATATACTCCTGACAAGTTGTAAATTGAGCTATGGAATGAATACAACATCATTTCAACGCGCATTGTCATCATATTTTTTTCGAAATCATCGTCATTTTGGTCTGCTACTTGCACATTTAATCTCATGTGTTCGTAAACTTCCCAATAACGGTCGTCAAAAACTGCGATATTTCCTACCATTTCAGGTATATCTACTTCTATTATTTTAGCCCAAGATAATTGAGATGATAATTCGCTGTACATATCTCTACCGTTATCATCTTTAATATATTTTAAAGATGCCATATCTTGCGTAGATACAACGACAACAGACGGAATAAATCCGGCAAATCGAATTTGGTCGGCAGCAGCATTAATGGCATTGACAAGATTAGGTGAAGATACTGTACCCGCCAAAACAGGATTGTTATAAGCGGCAAAATCAAGCGTAATACCTCTCAAGTTATCTCCGACACCATCTCCAAACAGTAAGTCGTGTTCTAATTTTTTGTTCAAACGAGTTACCATTATGTTTTGGAACACACGCCAGAATGACGACCATTCGTGAGCCATTTTAACTGACCCTTTTGCAAGTCCTGAGATAGTTTTAGGACTTGCCACTTCTTTAGACCAAGTAGTAGAAAGATAAGGCTTTAAGGCGTTTTCTCCAACCCAAGCGAAATCGCCTTCAAGAGTACCTTCATTTACCCACTCGACAGTACCTTCTGCGATATATCCTTTTACAAGAGTATTGTAAAGGTCTGAAATATACACCGGTAAAGCATTGATTCCAGACATTCTGCGCACACCTGTTAATCCTGCTGTTTGAGCGCCAGTAGATACCGTAGTCATAGGAGTTGCTTCTTTTGTTTCAAAGCTTACCCTTTTCCCGGTTTTGAATGTACCGTCTGAAACGGCTTTTTTAATATCAGCAAGCAATTTGCTTTCTATTCCTTCTGATTTAGCATCTTCAATTCTATCTTGTATAGCTTTGAGTTTTTCTTCTAAATCTAATTCTTTTATTTTGTTGTCCAAGTCCTCAAGGCTTACCCCTGATTTTACCTCGGAAAACACAAAATCAATGATTGCAGCTACACCTTTAGCTTCATCCTCATTGAATAATTTTAATAATTCTTCTTTAGTCATAATATTTATATTTAATTAAACGAATTTATAAAACAGGAGTATATTGATTTGAACCGAATAAAACAGCACTTCCCTCAATGCAAGAACATTTTAATACTGCGGTAAAATATTTTGTATCTTTTTTTAGGTTCTTAACAGAAGAAGAATATTTATCCCAATTTTCTTTATATTGAGAGTATTCGGGCTCATCTGAATTAACACAAAACAAAGTCTTTAAATATCTCATTCCTACAGAATGTTGATTTACTTTCTTTTGTTTATATTTTGAAAACATTAATGGATTATCTTCTTTATGAATATTTCCCTCGAAAACAAGACATTGAACTCCACCCAATTCTTCTATTTCTTGTACGGAAGCTTTCATATCATCGCTAATAACAGACTCAAATTCTCTTTTATGCTCTTTAAGCAATTTCCTTGTGTTGTTTGACTTCAAATCTTCATCCCAGCATCCGGGGAGATGAACATCTCCGTGACTATCGAGGTAATTGCAGCTATTTATTACTGCTTTTAAATGCAAAACAGAATCATTATCTGTTGATCCGTCGCTATCCTTATTTGTTTGAATAGTTATTGTCGGATTTATAGATACGCAATCAGCATACTTTATGATATTCTTCTCTGTCTTTTCTTTAAACGAAGAAATCTCGTCAGTTAAATCAAGTTTATCAGATGAGAGTTCTTTCAATTCAAAAAGTTTCTTTACGACATTGTTAGGATTTGTTTTATCTTTATAATCCTTAATAGCCTTTTCTATGATTTTATTTTTCATAATTAATTACATCAATTTAAAATATTCATTACGAGCTTCCTCAACTGTAAGTATATTTGAATTAACTAAATTGGAAAGTCCTTGTGCCGATTGCTGAATAACGGATGCTCTCTTTGATAATGCCTCTTGATAAAAATCAAGTTCAGAAAAATCAACCTTTATATATGTATCTTCTGACGATTTATTTATCCATGTTAAAAAAGGATGAAATATTTTTTGAGCAACAGATGATACTGTTTGCTGATAAAACTCTTGCCGAGCTTCTGTAATCTTTTTATATGCACTTGTATTAATACCGACTAACGCAGGTGGTACTCCAAATGCTATTGCTATTTCAGAAAAGAACAACTTGAGATTCGTATTCCCGTCAAGTTGTGCAATAGGAGTAGTCAAGTCAATTGATGTCCCTTTTGCTGCCGTAACAATAAGTTTAGATTGCCCTGTTCTTTGCCCATAAGTTGTTCCTAATTTCTTTTGAAGAACATTTCTTTCTGTATCAAGCACTCCACTTGCAAGTGCATCAACATCACCAACATCGAGAGAAACAAGTTTTCGTGCTCCGCCGTCAGCATACGATTCTTTCATCGTTTCTGCTGCGAATATATAAGCATTAATAAAATATTCTAATCCTGCTATTTCAGGAGAAACTTCATACGAATATCCTTCTCCTATTTTTAATATGTCTTTAGCACTAACAATAGACTGTGTCCCATTTTCGTTTGTAATCCGATAGTTTTTGACTCTTTTTTTTCCGTCAATTCCTACATAATCATCAAATTCATTTTCCTCTATAAATGGGTTCAAGATGTGGACATAATCATATCCTGCCCCTATATAATTTTTTCTTCTAATATAAGCCTTACCGTATAGCTTATAGCAAATAGCTACATCTCCAAAAAATGGATATTTTTTCATAAATCCGGCAAGAGAAGAAGATAAGCTGATATTTATTGAATCGTCAGACGAATTATAAACCCACAATCGGCTTTGTTCAACAGCATCTCCAATCTTATTTAGAGATACGAGTACTGGAGTGCAAGAAGAGAATGCTCTTGTAGCCCCAGCAACATTGCTTGTCGTAAATGGCTCGCTTTTTCTACTAAAAGGGAACACCAATCCACCTATAGACCTGAATGTTGACCTAAAAAATCCTCTTATCGACTTTATACCTAACATATCTGCGCAAATATAATTATTTTATTTTGTTTTTTAAAATAAAATAATTATATTTTAAAAAAAAATTATCCAGCGTATCGCCAAAGCATCCATACGGGATAAACAACTGAATCTATAAAGTGGTCGAAATTGTTTCTTCCTGTTCTTTCGTTTATCATGTTTGTTGGTTTTCCTCCTATTTCCTTGTAAATGTATTTAGATATTTCTCTTTTAGTGACAGAAGAATAGACTACATTCCATTTAAACCTCTTTAGATTTAATGCTCTGTCAAGCTTTGACCCTGATTTTTTTACTTTATGGAATCTAATTTTATACCCTTTTCTTGCTGCATAAATATTCATTTGTGTTACAAATTGTTTCCCATCAAATTTATCTTGCGAATCTGTAAATATAAAGACATAAGTTCCTTCCGGGATGTTGTCTATTTGCGGATAAACTCCCTTAATTGCAATATTGCACATATCGCATAACTTTTCCGGATGATTTACAGGCTCATAAATCAAACAGTGAGATGTAATAGAATTATCCTTCTTTCCATTAATAGATAATGAGCATTCATCTTTATTCCAGCCAAAATCTAATCCAAAACAAATATCGTCAAATATTTCTGGATTTGGGAATGAAGATATAAAATTGACATCATCAAAAACTTGGCCTTCGCTTGCATATCTTTCTCCCTCTCCGTATATTAGCCAATGTCGTTTATCTACAGTTCCGGCTTCTATGTTTTTAATGTTCGGAAGTCGTTCTGATATAGGCTTAGTCCAACCCCATCTTTTATTCACTTCGTCATAAACAAAATCTTTTAAATCCCATGGGCATTCACTTTCTATAAATGTAATAAATTCTTTTGGAACAAACTTATTATCTCTATAGATAAGATGATTATATTGTTGTCTTTTATTGTTTGGATTTATTTGGTCTATTATCCAATGTTCAGCAAGCTTAGGGTTGCTATCATATACATTTGCTATCCGACATCTCGTTATAATGCTTTTTAATCTCCCTTTATCTTCTACTTCGAAAATTTCATTAAAATATCCTATATGGTATCTGACCCATTCTTTTTGACCCTCAAACTCTGGCAACCCAAAAAATTCGACAATACTTCCATTAGGAAATTTTATTTTAGGTCTAAGGCTTGTTGGCTCGGTCTTTTCAACCATATCAAATATCCCCATTAAACGAAGAACATTGAGGGCATCGTAATAGCAGGCGTTTTTAGCCATATCTAATGTATTTCTAAAGCAATGTACGACTAAAGGCATGTCTCCGTCTGGAGATAGCTTTAAATCTCCATCAGGAAGATTTTTTACCCTATAATTTGCACAAAGAGTGAACGCCAAGTGAAAAAAATCATAACTCTTAGCAGCTGAGCTACCACCAAGATTTATTATTTCCACTGGGCGTTCTTTTGAACCAACCATAAACTCCAACATAGTGTAGTATAGTTGATTCGGATTTAATGTAACTGATGCCATTATTCAATAAGGTTATTGTCTGATTTTAAGTTACCTAAATTTATTTGTATTGGGATTATGCTTGACGGAGTTTCAATTTCATCTTCTATTTTTGGAATTAATTTGCTTACCATTACAGGGTCGAGAGAACCAACCATTCCTCCCTCTATAAGCCCAGAATTTATTCTGTTCTCAATATATTCACAATCGTCTTTAAATAAATCGTTTTTTCTCATCTTTTTCCATTGGGAAGGAGTCATCCCTATTCGAGCGAGAAAACTCTCTAATAAAATAGGCCTCGATATATCTACCGTTTTAGCCCCTGCTTGTGCTCCGGAATGAATAAACTTATCAACCTGAATAGGGTTTGATTCAGCCCATTTTACATAATCTTCAAATTTTTCTCTAATATCTTCCATGCCTGTAAATATAATATTATTCCCATCTGTCAATTTAGTGTAACTAACAGGAAGAACAGAAGTATTTAAGCCGATTATGTCATAAACGGACTTGCTCGGATTCTTTTTTTCTATTCTTAATGCTGACTGATTTACTTTAGGAAGAGTTCTCTTACCTTCATTTAACATCATAACACGCCTTTCAGCATCTTTTATCTCATTCTCAAAAGCTAAACGCATTTCGGCAGACAATTTTCTGTTTTTTACTCTGCTTTTAATTTCTTTTGGAATGTAATCTGGATTTGCCTTATTTGCAGCGCTATTCGCCAGATACTGCTTCGTTTTCTTCCATGTAGATTTTGCGCGTTGTGCCATTTCCAAAATCATTTTGCCTACGCCATTGTAAGGCTTTGGCGAATTTAACTCTATTTTGTTGATAATATCTTACTGACATGTTGTGCCCAATAAAAGCATCCGGATTTAACATAAATTCCGTATATGAAATACGAACAATCAATGGAGATTCTCCTTGCTCTAACTCTCGTTGCAAGCGAATTAACGATTGAGATGTTAATCCAAGCATTGCTTGAACTCGTTTCTTTTTAGCTGCGCTAAAATCAACAACATTATCTATACCTGTGCTCATCGATGCCATTACAAGAAATAGCGCTACTTGTGAGCCTCGATAATTATACAGCCATCCCAATCCATCGGTTGTTCGGATACCTATATAAGTTTGAAAATCATTACTTTTTGTCCTTGCCATAAATATAAATTTTAATTAATACGCTACAAAGTTAATGAAAAAGTTTTATTAATAAAATAAATAAATTCTATTTGTGATTTTGTACAAAGATACGGGAAGTTGTTATTCTTGCACCAGCGTTCCCAATCATATTGAGCCTTAGTCCTTTTATTCCTTCCAACCTTAAATTCAACAAATGCCGTTATACCATCTTTTAGAAATTGTCTATCAGGTATTCCTCTATGCTCGTCAGGATTGCCTTTTATTGTTACTATCCCTTTTGTCCTTGCGTATAATACGCATCTCTCTTCGAGTATCAGCTCTTCTTTATTCATGTTATTATATGTTTATTTTTGTTAATTCTTTAAATTCGTTAAATTCAGCGTCTTTTTTTAGTAGGGAACTATATTGTCGTTCCTCAATAGTATCTTTGCAAATAAAATAATGATTTTGTACTGCTCTTCTTTGCCCTTGCCTTTGAAGCCTTGCATTAGCTTGTGCAAATAAATCATAATCAAAAGTAAGCGTACTCCATACGCACAATCTACCGCCATCTTGCAAGTTTAATCCATGTCCTGCGCTTGCCGGATGAGCAAATAAAACTCCAGCCTCATAATTATCCCATAGCTCTTTAAATCTTTTATTGCTTACCGAACAAAATGGAATTCCTCTATCTTTTAGTTTCTCTGATAACCATATTGCCTCTTCTATAAAAGCATAAAAAAGCAAAACTTGTTCTCCTTCCGAATATGCCCTTTCTAAAAACTCAGCAATTAAGTCAAGTTTAGTAGATTTGCTTCCCCTTGCTGACAATCTTAATCCATCTTCTTGTTTGGTATATACAAATCCATTGCACATAGTGCATAACTTAGAAAATTTTTGCTCTTCACTCTTTACTGCTCCTAAATCAGACATTAGAAATGATTGCATCATGTCATAATTAGACCGTTCTTCATCTGACAATGAAACATAATGTATTTCTGATGTTAATTCAGGAATATTAAGATAATCAGAACTATCAAGCGTAATAATATTTTCTTTTATTGGAGTAATCACATCATCAATTGTTATTCCTTTTAGCAACTTCCATTTCTTCCATTTTACTTTTGGAGGTGCTGCATCGTAAAACATAGTTGCTCTCCATCTATAAAAATTATCTCCTAATGGATTAACTGGTGTAAATATGGCTGCTGATTGTCCGAAAACATCTATTGCTCCATTGGCAATAAATGTTCCAGTTAACCCTATTGCTTTTTCTCGAGATATAGTAGATAAATATTTACTCCTGTTTGAATCTACATTTTTAAATCCGGTAAGTTCATCTATCACTATCCATTTGAAGCTAAATCCGACAACATCTTTTAGATTATCTCTACCTATAACTTTGTATGGCTTGCTTTCATTTAATAATGCTGATTTTCGTTGAGATGGAGTTCCAGCAACAAGAATCATTTTATCTGCAATATCAACTAAACCCCATTTTAAAGCCTCTTGAATCCAAACAGTTTCGGCGACTCTCTTCGGGGCGACAATCAACAATGTATTTGGATTATCCTTTTCAATAGCGTGTAATACACTGATTGTCTTACCTAATCCCATACCAACAGCAAGAATGCTGTTGGTATGAGATAATATAAAATCAACTATTTTAAGCTGATATTTATGAAGTTCCATCTTTAAAACGGCAAATAATTAACTTCTTCTTCGGAAGTTCCTGTCTCTATTTCAAAAGGATTTTGATTTAAATCTTCCTCAAAATCATCTTTTTTGTTATCTTCCGTTCTATATGATTTCAATAAATTTGGGAATGATTGTTGCTCAATCCAATTTTCGTTTTCTTCTCTAAACTTAACCTCTAATTGTCTGAAATACAATGTCCACATTTGAGATGTTATTTTGCCACCTGCTTTTGGCTTTGGTGGCTCAGGGAATCCTTTTGGATATGATAATTTCCCGTTAGAATCTTTTACAGCATAATAGTTAGAAAGTTTTTTCCCGTCTTGAGATAAAGATATTCCTTGACGGCGGACCTTCTTTTCGTCTTCAAAGTCGTAAGGTCTAATAACAACTTCTTTACTAACATCAATACTTGGAATAAATGGAGCTATAGCAGCAGCATATCTTCCAGATAGAACTAATATATAATCATCTTCTATTTCAATATTGATTACAGTTCCGAATTTACCGTCAAAATACTTAATAGAGAATATCTTTGTCTTAATAGAATCAAAAAATAATCCGGCATAAGTTCCTGTTTCTCCCGATTTGTTTGTCCAATCAACAGAACGATAGTTAGGAGCGCTTTTGTCATTACTTGGGAAAAATATTTCTCCCTGTTTAATTTGTAGGTATTTTTTACCTACTCTACTTGTCATTTCCATAATACTTATAAAAATTAAAAATTAAAAATTAAAAAGGAGATTCATCTTCATATTCTAATGTAGAATAATCAATAGAATCTTGTTCTGATAGTTTTTTTGATATGATATTTCTTATATTAACAGTTCTCCATTTTTTATGAGCGTTTGGTTCTCCAAAAGCTTCTACTATTACTTTTTCGTATATATCATCGCTGATAATCTTCTTAGGCAAATATGCTTCTAATATCCTTTGTATTTGTTTCTTTGATATTGTATATGAATTTTTATTCTCTGAATCCACGCTTAACGAATCTAAAAACTCATAAGAGAACAGCACACAAGATACATCTTCTTTCTCTACATCATACGCTCCTTTAACTAAAGTCTTGTCGGCTAACTGCTCATACCATTCTTTCATACTTATATTATTTGGAGGATAACAATTTAATATGAAAGATTTCCAAATATCATATATCTCTAAAAAAGATATTTGTTTTGGTCGATTATCCATTCGTATTTCTAAATAACGCCTATCGTCCCAATCTTTAACAAAATTTCTAAGAGGCTCATTGCTTGTTAAGAAGTAATTTCTTCTGCAATCAACGATAACGGAAGATTTAAATTTAACTTCCATCTTACAACCTCTGCTTGTTATCATTGATTTAAACTTATTGTATGTCCTCTTCATATCCGCATAGAACGCTTCATCCATTAATACTGCATTAGAGGATGAGCATATAGGAATATCAAACTGTCCTATCTGCAATTCTCTGGATAATTCAGATGTGTACATATTTATATTTGACAAATCTTCCTCTCCATTTAATATGCTAACTACTGTTCCTCCAATAGTTGTCTTTCCGGTAAACTTTCCACCCCAAACATATAATACCTTATTTAATGATGGATGAATTTTATCATCTTTGCATTGGCATATAAAATAAGATAGTTTCTCTATGTCAAGGTCAGAAAAAGAATAAATATCAATAAGTTTTTTCTTCCATTTTATAAATTCGTCTTTATCTGGAGCTACTGAAAACATCTTCTCAGTTCTTTCTCTCAATTTTTTAGGCAAGAAGTAGCTCGACCACAAATACACAGATGTTGACTTACAAAAGTTTTCCAACCCATCTAAAGTACTACAAACTCTCTTAAATTGAGTATAGAATAGCTCATATTCAACTCTCAAATTTTTTCTCGACTTTTCGTCCCTTGCGGAAGGGTCAGATACAACTATTTTAGCTATCTCTCTTATCGCTAAATAAATATCATTTTCCTTTTCAAAATCAATTGATTTAAGATAGTCTGTTATATCTAAAAATGGCAATAAACGAATGAATTTTGGATGTTTTGGGTATTCAAGTACATTTATGTTATTTAGACTTAGCAATACACCATAATCAGAGTTTTCGGATATATCAATATCATTTACTTCTAAAATAGCTTTATATCTTTCCATGTTGCATCAATAAATAGTCTAAAATATCATCCCCGTTATCTCGCATCTCTTGTGTAGCAACCGATTCAAGCTCGGTACTTATTGTAAACCCGTATAAATCTGCTTTTATTTTCCATTTATCAAATTGCTTTAAATCTGGATAAAGAATAACTGACTTACCTTTAATAACTTTACATTTATCGGAAGACAACCCCTCACTTCCTCCACTTGCAAGCCAAATCATATTCGGTCTAAAAACACTCATTAAAAGAGCTGTTTTCTCGCTTTCGACAATGGCTACTGTTTTATCTTCTTCATTAAGTAGAAGATGTTCCCCGAAAAAGCATTGTTTCAAATTAAAATCATTAAGTTTTAGCAAGACATGAACCCACTTTACAGGAGGAAAAATATCTTTATTCCTTTTCCCATTTTTTTTATATGTTATTACTTTCCCTGACCTTATTTTATTGTCAATGTCTATTTGCCAAAAAACAGTCGAACGACCATTTGCAGAACCTATCTTATATTTCGATATAGCATTATAACAATCCTCTTTCCATTTATCATCATCAAATAAGTTAATCATCCATTGGAATAAATTATTATCTTTAAATGCACTTACTGTTGGATTAAAATATGATTCATCAATAAAAGAAACCGGTTTGACAATATCTTCGTCTTTATTCTTAACAAAAGTATATTCAGGCATAGGAACTCCTTTCCTATGAAAAAACTCTTTCGGAGTAAAATGATATTGACAATTATTTTCTCTATCGCATTTTCCTACAGTTAAATTAAGAATCTCTGATGTTTCGTTATCGAAATATGGAACAAATGTTTTTCTTCCGCATTTAGGGCAAATATATTTCTTATTCCCTTTTAGAGAATATTTATACGCCTTTCTCATACTTATTTTTATTTAGCAAATTCTCTTTCCACAAATGAAATAATATCAACAAATGAAGATTCATCAAAATCGAAATTTATATTCCGAACAAAATTTCCTTTGTAATCAAATTCAGAAACGATTTTGAGTTCCATATCAAAGTCAAGATGCGCTCTCTTTGAGTGAAATACAAATCCAATAACGGTATTACCATTCTTTTTTATAGAAAAAGTATATCCACTCGACTTGCTGAAAAATCCGTAGTCAATCCCAACTTGATTACAATAGATGTCTAATGTTGTCAATGTGAAATTCTTACCACCTCTCTCCATGTGGCTAACAGTAGGTTGGGTAACAAACAAGATGTCTGTTTGCTTTAACCCTTTTTTCTTCCTAAAATACTGTAACCCTAATAAATTTCCGCCTTTTTTATTTCCTTTTAACATACTCTTTTCTTTTAACTTAGTATTATTTTTGATTATTTAATTGTTCTACTAAATACAACGCATCTCTTTTGCTTATATTATAGTATTGATGAGCTTGTTCTAATGTTGCTCTGCCACTTAGAATAGAAGAAACAACATTGTTAAATTCTTTCGTACCTCGAACTAAACACTTTTTATCAACATGATTATTATTACTATTATCACTCGAATTTTTATTCGTATCATTGCTTGATTTAGAGATAGCGATAAACGACTCTTCCAACTCTTCTTTTGCAAAACAAAAAGCATCACTTGCATTATCTCCTTTAGAAAGTTGAACCTCAATCTCTAAATGAACACTCTCGTAATTTCCAATGTTCTTGACAAGCCTTAAATTAATTTTATTCGTTTTCATATTATTATATACAAAGATATGCAAATTATTTAACTTTTAATATACAATATGCTTTCTTTTTCGTTTTTTTATCGTATTTGCCTTTTAATTGTGGATTTTCTGCAAATAATTTATCTGAATCAAGCCTTGTAGTAAATGATTCAGGAACATAAGATATGCTAAAAAAATCATTGCTTATTTTTTTTATCCCATTACTACTCATCATTTGGAGCATTTTTTCCTTAAACTCCTTTAATTTGTTTTCTGCATCATACAACTGTCTTAAATATGCTTCGGCTTGTTCACATAATTCAACATCCCAAGCAAGTAAATCAGATACTTCAAGTTCTTCTTTTGGTTTATAAACAAAATCTTTGACAAAATCTCCTATCAAAGCCAACCCTTTTGTTATATGTATCATTTCTGATTTAAAATCATCAGGACAAAATATAAACTCTTCTATATTATCAAAATTATCTTGATTTCCTAAAACTCCAACAAGAATAAAATTATCATACAAGTCATTCCCTATCATCCAGTGCCAAGCAAATTGATATTTATACTTTGATATTGCCTTTGAAATAGATATATCATTTAAGCACTTCAATTCTTTCCAAAATACAGCATTTGTATATTCAACATAATACTCGATGTCTATATGAGTAATACATTTATATCCAAGAATACTTGACATTTGTTTTGAAATGTATTCCGGATTTGACTTTGCTGTATTATTGCAATAGTTTTCAAAATAATACGCTTCAAAGGCATCTCCATTTAACATTGCTTCCGTCTTGTATGAATCAATGTGAGCTACCTGTCCGGTCATTACGGCAAGCCTGCGTAAATCAGATTCACTTAAAGATTCAATTCCGTACATTCCTACCTTTCCAACCATAGAAGCATCCGAAGAACCTAAACATCCAACACGGCTATCAAGAATACCCTGCTTATAAGAAGGAGTTGAACTTGGAGAAAAGATATTATCTCCTTTTAAATTAACATTATCTGTTTTCATTGTGTAAATTATTTAATTATATCGGTATAAAGATATGATTTATATTTTATATATACAAATAAATAGATAATTTTTATTTGATAAAAATAAAATAGCAATAATTTAATGATAATTTTAGGATGATTTTCCCAGTCTGTTTTCATCCGGTTTCGAATCTTAGTTGCAGGTGAAAAAACTAAAATGAAGAAAATCAATTGCTTAATAAAAAATAAGCAAAAAAAAGTATAAATAGAATACTAAAAGAATACTAAAAATATACCACGAAACATCGATGAATAGGGCATTACATTAATAGTATACTTTTTATACTTCTTATAAATATAATATTAATACATATTTTCCTATAGAGAAGAATATTATAACGCAAAAAAAAGTATAATTCGTATACTGGCTGACAATCAGCAAGTTGCAAAGACAAAAAAATATACTAAAATATACTTTTTAGACTTGCAATGGATAAAATATGCAATATAAAGCATATTATATAATATAAGATATATTAATATTATAGGTCAGATTTATACTTTTTATTATATATCTTGTTATTTTTCTTGTCGGATGTTTAAAAATCAAGAACTACAACTCACAAAATAATTGCTTTAAACACCAACAATTTTTATGCTTAGATGAGAATATTAAGGATAGGCTTGCAACCAATCATTATTTTAGGTACTTTTTATGGTATAAAAATAACAAAAACACAAAAAATATTGATTATTAATAAATTGTAGACCGCAATATATGTAATTTTCATATATAATGTATAAGGAGTAACTCAAAATCATAATTTTTACCAAAATTAGTCTTACTTGGAGAAAAAATAAACAAATGAATTTTGCAAAAATGAAAATTTGATGAATTTTTATATTGGGTGCTATACACCGACAAAGCACCCCCTCAATTTAAAAAAGGAGGGGGGTATTTACTTAATATTCAATATTGTATATTCATTCAATATTGCGTTTTATTCTATTTAACATAATACTAGTTATCAGATTAAAATAAATAAACATGTATATTTATACATTATATTGCATAAATATGCATCCGCAAAAAATGCTTTCGACAAAAACAAAATTGTTCCATGTGGAACAAATAACAATTAATATTATATACGAAAACACACAATATACAGAAAAAGGGAGCATCCCGA